ATATGAGAGATCTGGTTTCTACATTAGATAAACATATATCAGAACTTGATGATTTTAGTAATGAGCAAGTTCTTGAATTACTAACACAAATTGTAGGAGATGCTTAATGATGAACTCGGAGATGATAATCTTTTTAGAAGATTTAAAAGCTTTGTTATTAGAAATAGACACACACCATGAGGAAGACCAAAACGAAATACTTGTAGAAGTCATAGATTTGATAGATAATAAAATATTAGAACTAGAGTCTTAATTGTTACATTACATAATTACCATTACACTAGGAATTTTTGCCGTTTTTTTTGGGGTGGTAACTTTTTACGCATTACGGCGTATCAACGCATACGAAAACATAATACTAAACATAAGCAATACAGTAGAATCAATAAAACTTCAACTTAGAACCATAGATGATAAAGGAACATTTGAATCCGATGATGAAGTTGGTTTTTTCTTTACGGAGATAAAACAACTTGGAAATGAATTAAATAGTCTATTCGAAACAGAGGTTGAAGAAAATGAAAAAAAGACGAAAGAAAAGTAAAATATATTTTGGCACACCTGTACATGATGCTATTGTAAGATATAACCATTCTAATAGCCCATCAGAAAGAAATAAAATTTATACTGAAGAGATACATGCTGCGTTTCTTAAGTTAGCAGAAAATATAATTAATACTTTCAAGTTTAGTTATTTTAGTTATGGTTTTAGAGATTTGCAAGAAGAGGTTGTTTCTAATCTCGTTTTAAACATGCATAAGTTTGATGAAACTAAGGGTAGTAAAGCATTTAGTTATTTCTCTGTAGTAGCAAAAAACTATCTTATACTAAATAATAATGCTAACTATAAAAAGATGAAGATTCACGATGACATTGATGTTCTTTATGGTTACGGTAAAAAAGACGAAGTTATAGAAAAAAATCCATCCATTGAAGTGTTTAGAAAAACTCTTGATTATTTTGAAGAAAACATAGAAACATTTTTTCCAAAAAATCAAGATAGAGATATTGCTGAATCAATATTGTACCTGTGTAGAAATAAAGATAACATTGATAATTTTAATAAAAAAGCAATTTATATAATGATTCGTGAAATGACAGATGTCAAAACATCTAAAATAACACAAGTCACAAATACATTCCGTAAAATATATCCTAAAATTCAAGAAGAAGTTCTCACACGAGGTCATATAGATAATTTAAGATATACAGGTTCTTTAGTATAATATTGTAACCATACCATATTTATATGTATGGATAATGACATTAAAATATTCGGTGATAAGAACTTCTCTGATTTATCCCAAGAGATATACGAGAATAACAAGTTAAAGAAAACTCAAATCGACTTGTTAATCCAAGAGGTGCATGGTTACATACAAGGTATCGAAGATATTGCTATTGTAGGTCCTATTATTAAGGAACTGATGGATGTGGGTATTAAAAATGATGACAACCTTGTTAAACTAGCAACTCTATATCAGAGAATAATGTCTAAGCAAACTATTGATGAAAGTGGTGTTAGTCTGTTGTCTGAAGAAGAAAAAGAACAATTAATGGCTTCTCTTGAAGATGTAGCAGAAGACTTGCAAAAGAAGAAAGACGACATTGTTGATATGTCTGAGATAAGACAAAAGTATGGTGACTCATAATGCCTTTAGGTAGAATTTTTGATGATTTAGCAACTAAAGCTATAGAGTTTAATTTAGGAATCGTTAACAAAGTATATCTTAACAATTTTGATTCACCTAAACAAACAGAAGAAAAATCTCACTCGTCTCAAATGATAGACTTAAGACCTTTAAAAACCACTCTACCTACAATAAAAAATAAATTAACGGCAAGACCTTTGTTTAGGGGTATAAGTGATTCGATAACCAAAGGTGATATCGTTTTATTTACACAAATAGCAAAAAAAGTTTATTACATTGGTCCTTTAAATACTTTTAACAATCCAAATCAATCTTATTCTAATTTTTACGATTCTAAATTAGAAAACAGAGGGCTATATCTTAGAAATGAAGTAGACACTAGTACAGGTCGTGGTGTTGAATATGCCGACAAATCAGTAAAAAAATTACAAAAAAGAAAAAGTAATTTAGATTTATATTCTATCTCATATGAAGCATCAAGACACTCTGATGTTCTGCTTGAGGGTAGACACTCGAATGCAATTAGAATTGGTTCAAGAGATATATTTCCACTAATTAATATAAGTAACAATAATAATAATATAGAGGAGTCATTGAGTCAAGGTTCTTTAATATCGATGTTGTCAAATGGTTCTTTGGAAGAAAATTTTACTCTTAATAGTGGATATAGATTATCTACTGATATATTAGGTGAAAATGATAATCCCTTGTTTAAGTTAAATCTTGGAAATGACGGTGAACAATCGGAGTTTGATTATAATTATGGTGAATTGGAAGATGGTAACGAAACAAAATTTAATCAAATAATTATAACATCAGATAAAATAACATTTGATGCTAGGAGTAGAGAGGGTGATTTTACTGTTTCATCAAACAGAAATATAAACTTTGGTTCTAAACAAAATTTTACTTTAAACAATCAAGGTTATTCAGTTATTAATTCTGGTAATATTTATTTAGGAGAACCAGCAAAAACTCAAAAACAACCAATGGTGCTGGGAGAAGAATTAAGAAAAATTTTAGAAATAATGACAAAGATATTAAAAAATGCTCACGCTCTAGTACAAGGAGTTCCAGTACCACTAGTAGACTCTACTGGCTCACCGTTATTTTCAGCAAGTGGTCTTACAGTTGAAGGAGCTGAAATAAGTATAACAGATGTGTTAGCAGAATTAGAAGAAAGAAGATCAACTGAGGATGATGAAGGAAACATTACTTATGGTATTGATGGACCTAGTTTTTTAAGTCATCATCATTTCATAGAAGAAAACAGATAGGAGTTAAAATGAAGGTTAATATATTTAAGAAATTAATAAGAGAAGTAGTAAGAGAAGAGTTAGATTATAAATTTAGTCGACTTGAAAAAAAGTTAAATGAAGTGTTAGTTAATGGTAATACTAATAGTATAGTAGAAGATAGAGCACCACAACTTAACTCATCTTCAACTAAAAAAACAAACACTCAGTCAAAAGTTCCGACTCCGACACTACCACAATCAAATCCTGTATTAACAAAAGATAGTATCTTAAATGATATTCTTGCTGAAACAGCAGCATCTGATGATTGGAAAAAAATAAATGAAGAACCTCAAGTTCAGTCTGTAACAGATAATACACAAAATTTGCCTGAACATTTAACAGAGGCGTTCACAAAAGATTATTCTCAAGTAATGAAAAAAGTAGAAGAAAAAGCAAGGTTTAAGAATGGGACTTAGGACAGACATATATGATGCCTTTGAAAAAAACTTAGGAAAAGAATATCTTGATGCTGATGCTAAAGGTAAGAAAAAAGTTGAAGATTTAGCTGATGATTTGAGAGATGCGATAGTAAAATGGGTTCAAGCTCAAACATTTACTGTTACTGAATTAGAAATGTCACAGACTCTCACGAATGTACAAGGTATTCCAAATGCTGGGGGTCCTGTAACAATACCATTAATACCCATAACCACTGCTGTTAGTGATACTGGTCAAAAACCAAGTAATTTAAAAGCTGGTGGTAGGATAGAGTCAATGAAAAGTAAAGTACAGTTAAAAAAAGTAACGAAATCATAAAATGCCAATATTAGACAGAAGAAAAGATAGGTTTGTAGAAGATAGAGATACGAGAGTTTCTGTAGGAATTGATTTTCCTTTTGCTAGAGTTCCTAACGGTGATGGATATTTTCAAACTACAAAAACAACTGTAGACGCAATAAAAAATAATATAAAACTTCTTTTAAAAACTAATAAAAGTGAAAGAGTTTTTCAACCAAATTTAGGTATGGGTTTGAAAGAGATATTATTTGAACCATTAAATGATGATACAATAATTAAAATTGAAAATGAAATTTTAGATACATTTCAAATATGGTTACCTTTTGTTGAACTAAGAGATATTCAAGTAAATAGAGTGGATAGTTCCAATCAAGTAAATGTGAAGATAGATTTTAATTTAAAAAGAGCTCCAAATTATATAGAATCGGTTGAAGTAGATTTAACTACAGGTGGAACAGGAGTAGCAGAAAGTGGTGGTGCTTCGAGTAGCGGTAATGTAAGTGGTGGCACTGGTGGTCAGTCTGGACCTAGCGCAGGTGGTTATTAATACATAGGAGATACTAATGGCATATACAGACAAACAAAAATTAATACCGACAAATATTAATTATACTAGTAAAGATTTTAACACGATAAAAGCTGATTTAATTGAGTATACTAAATCTTATTTTCCTGATACATACAAGGATTTTAATGAAACATCTCCAGGTATGATGTTGATAGAATTATCAAGTTATGTTGGTGATGTCCTTTCTTATTACATTGATTATAATTACAAAGAAAATATTTTAGCTACTGCCACAGAAAAAAGAAATATTCGTAGACTTGCAGAGTTTCTTGGTTACAAAACTCCAAACAAAACACCGTCAGTTGTTAGGTTAAAAGTAGAGACAACAATTAATGCTGGTGATAATGGAGAACCCTTATACGGTGAAGCTCCATCATCTATTGATAGTGGACTACAAATTGCTTCAAATATCGACTCTGAGATACTTTTTGAAACAACAAGTGAAATAGATTTCACATCAAGTGGCTCTAATGATCCTAAAATAAGTTCACCGATTCTTGACGAAAATGGAGAGGCCACTTCTTATGTTTTAACTAGGTATGTGAGAGCTATATCTGGTAAAACAAAAACAAAATCTTTTACAGTAGAAAGTCCAACAAAATTTTTAGAGTTAGACTTAGGAGAAGATGATTTAATTGAAGTCATAGACTGTGTAGATGCCTCAGGTCAAAAATGGTATGAGGTTGATTACCTAGCACAAGAAAAAGTATTAAAAGAAACACACTACACTAATGATAATACAAGAGATACTTCTTACAGTCAAGGAGAAGCTAGTGATGATGTTTCATCCATACCAATACCTTATGTTGCTGAATATGTAAAGACAAATAAAAAGTTTACCACTAAGTTTGATGAAGATACTCAAACATATAAATTTCAGTTTGGTAATGGATTATTTAGATTTAGTAATTCTGGTTCAAATGTAGATCCCGTAGAACAAGCTGGTGTAACTATAAATGGAACTAATCTTTCTGATATACCAGGTTCTATAGGTCTTACTGTTGGTAATAATTTAAATTTAGGGGAGACTCCATCAAACACTATTTTAACATTTACTTATCGAGGGGGAGGCGGATCTGAAACCAATGTTCAGTCGGGTGAACTTACAACTGTTAATAATAGCCCAAGTGGTGTAGAGTTAACAGTAACAAATGATGAACCAAGTATAGGTGGTACTGATGGGCAAACAGTAGAGGAGATAAGAAATAATGCCAGTGCTTTTTTTGCTTCTCAACTTCGTTGTGTAACTAAAGAAGATTACACGGCAAGAATACAAAGTTTACCCACTAAATTTGGTAGTATTGCTAAGGCTTATGTTGAAAGATTAGATGGTGGCACACTTTTTGTTTCTACTCTTTCTTACAATCAAGGTAAAAAATTAGTGCAAACTCCACAACTTATATTACAAAATGTAGCCACTTATTTAAATCAATTTAGAATGATTAACGACATCGTTGATTTTGGATTTACGGCAAATGATACTTTATTTTCTGGTTACTTTATTAATTTTGGAGTTAGATTTATAGTTTCAGCTGATAGAAGATTTAATGCAACTCAAGTTAAATTAAATGTTATTGATGTTATAAAAGATTTTTTCAAAGTAGAAAAGATGCAATTTAAACAATCAATTAATATGAATGATTTACAATATAACATTTTAAGTTTAGATGGTGTAATAGGAATACAAGAACTTAATTTATTCCAAGATGGAAATGATGAATATGCCACTGGCAGAAAACTTTACTATTATCAAGGTGATGGTGATATTGTCTCTGATGGAAATATAGACTATGGATTTCAATATAATTTTGAAAACGCTTTAGAGAATGGAATATATAGACCATCAGTTACTCCTGCTGTATTTGAATTAAGAAATCCTAATAACGACATTTATGGGAAAGTGATATAATGCATAAATATTTTTTTACAACCAAAGACTCCTTTATCAGTAGTGGTTCAAATCAAATTACGGGTGAAGATTTTAAAGATAAAAATACAGGACAAGATGAAGTTCTTGAATTAAAAAAAGTATTTTTTGATAGAACATTTCATTATCCAACTCGTGTTTTATTACAGTTTGATACTGAAGAAATTGAAACTTATATTAGTTCATCTGTTTTACCAAGTGATTATAAACTAAATTTAAGACTTTATGAAACCGAAGGTACAAGTGGTTTAAGTGAAGAGTACACAATTGCTGCTTATCCTATAAGTGAATCTTGGAGTGAAGGAGTAGGTAAAGAGGCTGATGTTCCTAAAACAACAGATGGTTGTAGTTGGGAAAACAGATCGTTTCCACAAGGCGGAGCTGAAGTCACTTGGGAAGATGCTGGTGGAACTTACATATCAGAAGATGAAGTTACACAATCATTTTCATCCGAATCACCTGATATAAATATGGATATAACTTCTGTTGCTAAAAAGTGGTTTAGTGGTGAAAACAATAATTATGGTTTATTAATTAGACTTTCTGGTAGTAGAGAAATATCGACTGGTAGTTTTGAAGATTTAAAATTTTTCTCAAGACAAACTAATACGATATACTCACCAAAAATAGAATTAAAATGGGATGACCATCTACCAGCAACTGGTTCAAATACAGGCAGTTTAACTGAACTAGATGTTAGTGGCAATAGTGAAAATTATCTTTATCCAATACATTTTAGAGAAGCGTATAAAGAAAAAGAAACTGTTAAGTTTAGGTTTGGCGCTAGAAAGAGATACATACAGAAAAGTTTTTCTACATCAGTTCAAACTGTAAGTGGTAGCTTCATACCACATGGAAAAGGTGCTTACTCTATCATTGATATGGCAACGAATGAGTCTGTTGTTCCATTTAGTGCTTACACAACAATGAGTTGTGATACAACTTCTAACTATTTTAAACAAGACCTAAATGCTTTTGAACCTAACCGTGCTTATAAGATACTAATAAAGGTCAATCATAATGATGGTCAGGAGATAATATACGACAACGATTTTGAATTTATATTGAGGACTTAATATGTCTTATCATGATAGACAGCAAATAACAACTCCTCAGCAAACTGATAGACCTTTAGATCCTATTGATCCACAACAGACTACGACTACACAGACAACTGGTCAACAAACCACGACTACACAAAGAACTGGTCAACAAACTACAAGTGGTCAACAAACCACGACTACACAAAGAACTAGTCAACAAACAACCACTCAACAAACTTCTAGACAGACTACAACCACTCAACAAAGTGAAACAGAAAGCACAGCTAGTGAACAATTGATGACTACTGAACAGCAAGATACAGACACCATATTAACTGGTAGAGTTGAAATGACAAGTAGTGATAATAGGGTATGGAGAGTTATTGAGTTTAATAGAAGTGAATTATTAACAGAGGTTGAAGAGGGTATGGCAGTTACATTGTCTGATGGACGAGGTTTTTTTGTAGA